AAACAACAGTCCAATTACAGCCAACCAATGAGTTCTGGTATGGAGAAGTTTTTATATGATCAAGAATTACAAAATTTAAAATTTCAAAACCAATTAGGTTTAATGTTAGCAAAAGCAGAAGCAACAAATCCCGGTGTGCAATATGCAAATATGGCTGAGGCAGAAAAAACTTTAAGTGAAGCAGGAGAGATTACAAACGCAGAGGTTTTACAGGTAGCACGTAGTATCTACGGAACTGGTCTACGTGTGTAGATAATATAATTAAAAAAAATACTTAAGAATTATGGGAAGAGGTGGTACAGGCACTGATCGTTACGGAAGAGATTTTGATGATCCAGAATACGGTATGCCAATGAATTCTAATTCTGGAAATAAAATGGCGGGTCAGTTTAGAAGAAATTTTGTAGCAGGGCTAAAAGAGGGTGGATCTTATGCAGATAAATTTAATACAGATAGTAGTAGTAGCGGTAGCAGTGATGAAGATAAAGAAACTACTGTAACACAAAAAGTTGATAATTTTACTGCAGAAGTAGCTCCAGGTCTTAGTATTTATAAAGAAGGTGGTCAATCTATGGTTATTCCCGGACAACAAGGTCAAAAAGGTCTGTTTAGTTTAGGTGGTGCAATAGGTGGAGGTATTAAAGGATTTATAGGAGGAGGACCTGCAGGTGCTCTTGGTGGAGCTCTTTCCGGTGGATTTATGTAAGTAGAGTTAATTTAAAATATTAACAACAAGTATTTGAGAATAAGATGGCACCAGTAGCACCATTACTAATGGCGGGGATGAAATATCTACCAGTTATAGGATCTATAGCAGGAGCTATCCCCGGTTTACGAAGAGGTAATTTAGGAGAAGCCGCTTTAGGAGCCGGATTAGGAGCTGCAACTGGAGGATTAGGAACAGCCGGATTGATTAAAGGGGGTGCAAGTGCCGCCGGAAGATTTGCAGGAAAACAAGGTATAAAACAATTAGCTAAAACTGGATTAGTAGGAGAATCACTTAGAAACAGGGCAATAGCTAATGTAGTAGGTCAAAACGTAGCTACAGGAGCTGGACTTCTTGGTGCAACAAAACTTGCTGGAATGGCAGGTAATTTTGGATCTGGATCAGGAGGAAGAGCAGGAAGAGGTGGAGCTGGCTTAGTAGGATACAATACAGTGACTGGTGAGCCTATGTATGGATCACCATTACCACCAGTTTCAGGTTATGGTGTAGTGCCTCCTATGGGGGATGCTCTTGATGTATTAAGTCCAACAGGTTTAGATGCAGGTAGAAGACTTAGAACTATAAAAGATGCTGAAGCACTAAGAGATGCTCAAAATATTATTCTCCCAACAGTCAGAAAGTATGCAGAGCAAGCTAAGAGAGATGAGTTTGCAAGAAGTATTGCTGCTAGAGGTATTGCACAGAACATTGCTACAAATGCAGCCTTAACACAGAATCAACAGCAAGCTGTTCTCGGTATGGGAGCTACAGCTGCTCAGCAAGCTGGTCAAGCTTTAGCTGCTAGATTTAACTACTAATTATGTCAGAAAAAGACAACAGAGCCGATCTATTCGTCGAATTACTTAAATCTGAAAGAGAAAGTAATATAGATGATGCAAAAAGAAAATTCAAAATGCGTTTTGCTGGTACAGCCCCAAACACTGTCCAAGATTATGCTGACGAATTTGAGCTGAGTTACGATCAAGCTTTAAAGGAACTACAAGATGACAAAATAAGTCTAGGTAAATTTGTTCCTAAAAAAGATACTGCTTTAGAAAGATTCTTTAGAAAATATGATCCTACATACGAGTCGTATGCAGGTAAAGAGGATAAAGAATTAGAATTAACTAAAGATGGAAAATATGTTGTAGCAAAAGATAGACCAACAGGTGTTTTAGGAGGATTAGCAACTCTTGGTGATTTTCTTACTCTTGGGGTAACAGATTTTGATAGGAAAGGTGGTGGATTAGGTGGAATGGCTACAGGTCTTGGATACACACCAGGTCAATATAATCAAAAAATTTCTAAAAAAGGAAGAAAAGAATTAGAAAAGGGTTATGTTACTGAAGCCTTGGAGGATGCTTCATTCGATGCAACAGGTAATATATTAGGTGGTGATTCTGGTTCGGGTGATTCTGATTCTTCTAAGGGAAAAACTGTATTAGAAAAACTTGATGATTTTTATGAGAGACAAGATGAAAGAAGTAGAAAGAAACGTAGAAAAGAAGCCATTCAAGATACAGTTATAACCACACTTCAAACTCCAATCTATACAAGATTAGTAGAGGACGCTGCTAAGAGAAGACTAGAGCTTGATAAAGCAATGTTAACGGCAAAAGAAATGATGCCTTCTAATATTCAGAATATAATGAAGTCAAAACAAGAACAACAAAACTTAGCTGCAGATTCTGAATACAGAAGAGCATTAGGTGTAGCTGCTCAACAGGATGCCGCTACAAGATTTGCCGGTCTTGGCATGCAGCGACAGTTCGGTTAACTAACGCTAAAATTTAATTACAACGGATTGATTTAATATGGGCGGACGTACTCCACCACCTCCACAGATAATATATCCACCAGCTCCACCACCTCCAGCTCCTACTACCCAGGTGCCTACGCAGGCGTTAGCTAGTCAGACTGCACTTAATGAAGTAAGTGGTAAACAGCAACGTCTGAATATGGAATTAGGTGCTCAGTTAGATAGAGCTAATAGAGAGTTCTTTACAACTCAAAATATTAGACAGGCTCAATCTTTTGGTGCAGAGGATAGACTTACAACTAAGACTACTGGCGAGGAAACACGTGCAACAGCAAGAGTTTCTGGTCAAGAGCGTCGAGCTGAAGTAGCAGAAACTGGGCTTCAGTATAGAAGAGGTTTAGAAACTGCAGGTAAGGAAGATAGAGCACTAACTCGTGAAACAGGTAAGGAACAAAGAACAACCGACTTGCAAAGAGAGATGTTCCGTCGCTATAAAGAGAATAGAGATTTCGAACAGGCTCAGAGCCAATACAGAACATGAAGCAATGGATTCACACTTTAACTTCCAAAGATCGTGAATCCTTTCTTCAATTTTGTAAAAAAACAAGTTCTTCAATACAAATATATTTATTTTCCCGTTTTCTTGGTTTTCAAGGGACGATAGTTGAATGTAATGAATGGTCTGAAAAAGAATTTAAAAAACGTAATTTTAATCAAGTATTAGAATACGAGATAGATAACATGCAACAGGATATTCAAAAGTTGCGTGAGGCAATAGAAATGGGTCTTGTTAAACAAGATATGGGTGCTGCACGTATTGCAATGTTACAAAAAGAATTACGTGGAGCAATAAAACAAATAGAAGATAAAAAAGTGTTGATGGATAAACAAGGATTAATACTTGCAGGTGCTGACAGGGCTTTGAGAGAGATGTTAAGTATTTTTAGAGATGATCCTATAGAAGGACCTTTACAGGAAGCTTCAATGGGCGTATGGACAAAAATACTACAAGAAGAATCTTAGAGATTAATACGCTATGCTACGTTCATGGCAGGTACAAGTATTTACAGTGTTTACAGACGCACAGCTCGTGCAGCTGCTAAACAACAAGTTGTAAAAAAAACTTCAAATATTGATATAAAAAGAGCGCAAAAAGATTTTGCCTATTTTTGTGATGTTGTAGGGGGAAAACCTCCAGCTGAGCATCATATGGAATGGCATAAATATTTATGTACTGGCGATGATAGTACTTGTCTTAGAGGAATAGCTGGACCTAATATTGATATTCTTGCTCCAAGAGGATCTGCAAAGTCTACAGTTTTAGGCTTATATACAGCTTGGGCTATTGGAGTACATGCTTTACATAAATTACCTTTAAAAATTTTATATATTTCATATACAGTTGATGTTGCTCGTCCAAAAAGTGCAGCGATAAAAAGAATAATAGAAGAAAGTAAAAATTATAAAGAAATTTTTCCCACAGTAAAAATAGCAAAAGGAATAAATTCTAATGAATATTGGAGTATAGATTGGAAATTTGCAGGTATCAAATCTACAGGTGAGGAGGAATTTAGTGTATGTTGTGCAGGTTTAAAAGGTGCTGTTACTTCTAAAAGATCTCATCTATGTATTATTGATGATGCTATAAAAAGTTCTGATGATATTAAAAACAAGGATATTAGACAAGCTATGGAAGATAACTGGAATGCAGTTATTGTCCCAACTATGTTTGAGGGTGCAAGAGCAATTTGTTTAGGTACAAGATTTCGTCATGATGATATACATGCAAGAGCTTTTTTACCATCAAACGGATGGACACAAATAATACAGTCAGCTATAACTGTTGATGATCAAGGAGAGGAGATATCCTATTGGCCTGATATGTGGTCATTAAAGTATTTAGAAGAGAGGCGGAGAGTTGCTCCAGTAGCTTTTAGTTTTCAATATCAAAATCAGATTGTACAAACTAGTGAGTTATCTCTATCTCCAGATTTAATTGTTAAAGGAACTATTGCTACAGATTTTGATGCTCTTGGTGTAGGGGTTGATTTATCTGCAGGGATAAGAGAACAAAATGATTATACAGTTTTTGTTATGGGTGGTCGAGTAAAAGATAAAATCCATGTTATTGATTGTAAAAGAGTTAGGGTAATGGGTAATTTAGAAAAATTAGATTTATTAATGGAAATGATGGAGGAATGGGGAATTGTTTATAAAGATGACAAGTCTTATTTCCCTACAGGAGCTTCTACACATATTTGGTCTGAGGCAGTAGCTTATCAAGCATCTTTAGAAGCAGATTTTAAAAGAATATGTTTAGGAGATCATGGACTTCATAATTTAATATGGCACCCAGTAAAAGGTTTTAGAGGAGATAAAGTTGCTAGATTTAGAGGAATTATGGGTTTATTTGAACAAAGAAAGATTATTTTTAATAAATTTAGAAAATTTGGACCTCTTACAGACGAGATAGTTAATTTTGGGGTTAGCTCACATGATGATTGCGTAGATGCATTAGTTTGGCTATGTAATGGGTTAATGACTCGCGGAAAACTTGAGTTAGAGTATTGACGACTTAAACTATTACTAACAAGATTAAATGTCACCTACTTACTACAATCTAGAATTAGAGCAAGATAACTATGGATCTGCTTTAATTGTTCTACCTGATGAGTTATGTCATGACATGGCATTACAACCAAACGAAAGATTTGAGGTAGAATGTGAGGGAGATGAAATCAAACTTAAAAGATTACATGCTGGTTATGACATTGATCAATAGTATCAACTTCGAATCTAATGAGTGAAAGCAATAGCAAAGCTGTCCTAGACGATATGCTTAAGTCGGTCATAAATAGAGATGGCCGAGGAACAGCAGATACGATGCTTATCAGTTCTCATTTATCCCAAATGAAGATGTTTGGGATAAGACAAGGAGTTGAATTTTATCCTCAACAGGATAATTTTGGTACACAAAGATTTGATCTTGTTCAACAGGTAATAAAGTTTAATCAGTTAGATGCACGATTAGATGCTATTTGGGATAGATTCTTAGCATACGGAAAAGGTTTATTTTATATAAGACCTACTGAAAGATCTTACAGAATTTATTGGTTTAATAAAGATTCTTACAGGACATATTACTCACCTGAAGGAGATTTAGAAGAAGTAATAATTATCTATCCTTACAAAGTAAGATCTTCAAAAGGTTTTGCAGGAGTTGGTTTAAATACAGATAAAAGATATATGAGATTAAAAATTACAGTTAATGAAATAGAGGAAATACACAGTGAACAAGAAATTACTTTTGATAGTGAAAATGTAAATTTTGCAGGTTTTGATAAAAAAATAGTTGAAAATACTATGGAATTTATTCCATGTGTAGAAGTATTTAATAATCCTGATGCTTTTGGAACTGATGGTAGTGGAGAGTTTGATTTCTTAGCTAACCAAATAATGGCTCACGACGAGATGGTTAAAAATATAAGAGCAAATTTATCTTTCTTTGGTAATCCAACATTACTTTCTTCCAGACCAAAATCTGATATTGTTGAAAGTGATGGTGACACTGTTCAAAGACCAAGCATCTCTAGTCAGTCTGGTTTTCAATCTGATTTTAATTTATTTAGTTCAACATATAAACAAGATCCAGTAACACGACAACAGCCAGGATATGTAGGTAAACCAGGTAGTGGAATGAGAGTTCCAAGAGTTATTGCTAATTTAGAACCCTCAGACAGAGTAGGTTTTATTACACCAAACGCAGTAAGTTCTGATCAAGCTAGATTCTCAGAGCAGTTAAGAAGTGAAATTAGATTAGCTTTGGGAGGTATAGATGACTTATCTATTACTAACGTAACAGCAACAGAAATAAAATCTGCTTATGGACGTGTAAGTGCAACAGCTAAAAAGAAATGTTTACAAATTTATCAATATGGTATTTGTAGAGTTTTTGAATTAATTATTTTTCAAGAAGAACAAATTTTTAGAAAATCTCTTGCGTTTGCAGCCGGTATAAAATATCCACAATTACCAGAAAATCCTGATGATAAATCTTTAGAAAAATATGACAAACAAAAAGCTAAATATGAACAAAAAATACAAGAAGCAATTAATACAGCATTAGAGACTAAAGAGATACCTGAAGGTGTTTTAGGGCTTGCTCCTGATGGAGATAGAACAGTTTTATGGAGATGGATGGGACCTGTTTATGAGGATACAACTCAGGACAAACTTAATTCATCAATATTTACACGTAATTTACAAGAATTGGGGGTTGATAGTATAGAAGCACTGAAGTATTTATTCCCATCGAAAACGGACGACGAAGTTGCAGCAATGCTCTCTGGATTCCCGTTCCGAATGGTGGGTGAAGTACAGAGAGCATATTCGCAATTTATTGATCTA